GCGCCATCGCCATCAGTTGCTGCGCCTGAAACTGTGCTTGCAGGCGCAAGCGCATTTCCTCGGTAATCTGGTGAACGCCAAAATCTGGACCCGCAGGCCGCTGCTGCTCCTCGCGCCGTTCGGCCAACGCCCGCCAGCGATCGGCTTCAATCCTCGAAGTCGTAAGGTCGAGAATAGTCTGGTCGAGCTCCCGGTTGATATCCTCAAACTCGCGCTCGAGCTTATCGAGCTTCGCCTGGAGGCGGGTGATCTCGACGTCGACCGGCGGTTCGCGAAGCTTGGCGACGACGGCGGAAGTCATAAGCGCGAGGGTGGTTAGAACCGACATGGGATCTCCCAGCTGCGGACACCGACGAAGGGACCACAAAACGACAATCTTGGCAAGCTTTCCACTTGACAGTCCCACACAGTCCTAATAGCTCTGAGTGCAAGGCCCCTGTGTGGTCTTAACCAGAGGATAAGCAGATGCAATTCGATACCCAGACTGCGGCCACGTACGCTGGCCAGAAACTCGACTCGTTGCTGGAGCGCGCCACGCGTGACGCCAACATCTCGATCGAGAACAAGAACATCCCCGACGCTGTCACCTACTTCGCCGAGCTGCGCGACACGGTCAAAAAGCTCGCGTTGCGAATGAGCGCGCTCCAGTCGCTTGTCGACACTATGTCGCAGGAGATGATCCCCGGCCTGTTCGAAAACCAGGGCGTCAAGACGATCAACGTCACCGACGTGGGCCGGGTCAGCATCAACGACCGTTGGTCGGCCTCGATGCTCAACAAGCCCGCCGCTTTCGAATGGTTGAAGAAGACCGGCAACGAAGGGCTGATCATCGAAACCGTCAACGCCCAGACGCTGGGGGCTTTCGCCAAGGACGAGGCGCTCGCCAAGCGCCCGTTGCCGAGCGAAATCTTCAAAGTCACGCCAACGCCTTACGTTTCGATCACGAAGGCGTGAGATGAATTTCGAAAAGCCCCGCTATCGCTGGAATGGCGAAAAAGGAAAGTACATCATTATGGCAAATGAAGTCGCGAGAACAGAAAGCGCAGAGGTTCCTCAATGGATGAGGGCCGCCTCGACCGGCGCGTCGATGGGCAACATCGACCAGAGCGATCTCAAGCCGCCGCGGCTTAAGATCCTAGCCGGGCAGTCGCCGGAGATCATGGACCGCACGCCAGGGGCCCAGGTCGGCAACTTCTGGATGACGATCCTGAACATGGATTTCGGCCCCTCGGTCAGCGGGACGCCGATCTTCCTGCGCAAGAGCTACCAGCTCTGGGCGCCGAAAGGCCTCCCTGGCGATGGCGGCCAGAAGGGGCCGCTGGCGACCGCCTCGGACGGCATCCATTGGGATGTGCCGAACCAAGTTTTCGAGGTCCGGTTCCCCGGCAATCCGCGCGTCTACAAGTGGCGCGTCAAGTCGACGGTGTTTGAGAACAAGATGCATAAGTTTGGGTCGAGCCAAGACGACAATCCGAACTCCAAACCCGCGGCCACGCTGACCTATGACGTGCTGTGGCTGATCGACCTGCCCAACGGCAAGAAGCAATTGTGCGTGTTCACCAACGCCAGGACGGGCATTGGGCCGACCCAGAACTTCATCTCCACCGCCCGAGCGATGGGGGTCGATCAGTATTTCCAACGCTACAAGATCGTCAGCCAGCGCAAGACCGGGCCAACCGGCGACCCCTACTACACCTACGAATATCAATATCTGGGCAACCTGCAGACGGAAGCTGAGGGGATCGAGGCGAAGGCGCTCTACGACCAGTACGCCAAGAGCGGTTTCGTCACCGATTTCGAGGCCGAGGCCGAGACGATCAACGCCGACAAACCGTCTGCGGGCCGGTACGCGAACACCACCCAGGCGCCAGCGCACGACCAAGACGACATTCCATTTTAGGAACCCCCTGCGTCCCAGGGGTAGAAGAGGTCCACCCACATCAATCGCCCCCCGATTGCTGGGTGGGCCTCTTCGCAAAGGGGGAACGCATGCCACAGCTCAGTCCAGAGAACTACGTCAAGGTTACGGCGATCGTTAACCATGGGGTGATCAAGCTCGCTCTGCTCGACGCCTACCCAGAGCTTTCGCGTAAAGGGCAGGAAGAGATGATGATCGAGATCCTCGGCCTGATGGCGCGCCGCTACGGCTGCGAGATCCGGCGGTTTATTGTCGAGGAGCACGACGATGGAGAATAAATGCGAGGGGTTCACTCGCCCGCAATGCGAACCATGCCCGAACGAGGATACTCGCGTGGTGCGCGTCGCCACGGTTGAGGGTGATGAAGACAAACGCCTCTGCGCGGTTTGCATCGCGCATCTTTTGCCCCAGCTCGGGCAGGGCGGCTGGGTATGAAGTTCGTCAACATCGGCAAAAACAAGCAGCTGATCGAAGTGCCCGAGACGTGGAAGGAGGCCGAGGACATGGCCACCCAGGCGCTCGGGGCCTATTACGACGAGCGCGGTCGCAACGTCCTGCGCCTGTCGATCGCCACCCGCATCGCCTACGGCATGTTTGGCAAGCAGACGATGGCGTCCGATCCGACCACGGCGCTGCTCTACCTGATGCAGCGGATCTGCATGCGCAAAGGGGCCGGGCTTGACTGATCGGCGCACCAAGCTGGAGAAGATCCGCGCCCTGGCTGAGGATCCGCGCGCCAACCCGTATATGCGGGAGATGGCGCGCAAGCTCCTGCCGCCGGAGCCGCGACCGAACAAGCGCAATCCTGGACTCCAGCCCTCGTTCGACTACGAACGCTACACCTTCATGGACCTCAGCAACTGGAGCCGAACCGCCAATGGCAACCGCAGCCATGTCGTCACCCACAAAAACAAGGCTTACAGAATTGTTTTGTTTGAATACAAGAGCACCCAGGATTATGGCTGGCTGCGGATTGGCGTTGGCGATCCTCTGCGGGATTTTTCGGGCCGGTTCTACAGCCTCGGGGAGGCGCACAGAGACGCATGGACCCAATTGATGAAGCTCTAACCTACCCCTTCGCCGTCACTCTGTACGAGGTGTTGGAGATCGTTGTTGAGCACATCGACAAGGCCCAAAACACTTCCGACATGCTAAGGATCGGGGTTCACCTGAGGATGGCCAGCCGGGCCATGCGGTGCGCTCTGGAGATCTACGGCTCGCAATTAGAGGTGCTCAACAAGGAACCGAAATGAACACGTATGAAATCACCTTCAAATGCCCGAATAAGGAGAGCTTCATCGAAATGATCGAGAAGGTCGGGCCGGTCGCCGGCACGATGCAGGTCATCGTCAGCAAGATCGTCAGGGAGACGGGCGACGCCACCCCGTCGCTTAGGCCGCGCCGGGAGCATGGGCCACCCCAACCGAAACGGGTGCGCAGCTCGAAGGTCAACGACACCATCCTGGCGACATTGGGCGAGCAGGGCGAAGCCAGCGCCAAGGATCTGAAGGACGCCCTGGAGCGCGCTAACCTATCGCCGGGCTCGCTCTCGACCGGGCTCGCGGCGCTGCAGAAGAGCGGTCAGATCGAACGCGTTCGTGAGGGCGTTTACGGCATCGTCGGCAACCATCAGCAAGCGGCGGAATAAATGACGGACCCGATCAAGCAATTCGCCAAGACGTTGGACGCGCACATTCGCGCTCATGTCGAAAAGCACGATCTGGTCCTCATCGAAAACGACCTCCTGGTTGCTCACGATCCGCACACAGGCCGCATCGTCATCACCTTCGAAGTGGTCAAGAAGATCCTGAAAGCGGCTGAGTGATGGACGAAGCGACCCGAAAACGCGAACTCGTCAGGGAGATCAATGCTCTCCCCGGCGGGTACGCGCGGCGGTGGGAGGACCGCTGGGCGACCGGGCTGTTGGATCTGGTGATGAAGCTACCCGGTCATCCCATCCTCTGGGGCGAAGGGAAGATTGTCAGCGGCAACCTTTTCTTCCCCACCGAGCGCCAGTGGGTCGAAGGCAACCGGATCATCGCCGCTGGCATGCCCGCGGTTCTGATCGGCTGGAAGGCGCGCAACATGTACGTCAGTCCATGGGTCGAGCAGGCCGACATCCGCACCTGCTTCTACGGCAGCGGGCAATGGGTCGGCGTGCTGTTCGAATATCTGAAGGGAACCTGATGAACCTCGATGACAGCCTTTTCGAAGACATGAGCGCGCTCGCTCAGGGGCTAAAATTCGCATTTCGGCGCGGGAAAAACTGGGAGACGTTGCCGCCAGAAAGCAAAGAGGCGCTGGAGCTGATCGCGTCGAGCCTCGCTCAGATCCTGACCGGCAATCCGAGCGACGCCAGACGCTGGGTCGACATCGCTACGCTAGCCAATCTTCGCAGCAAGGCGCTGGAAGGTTCGCTGGAGAAGAGCGTTGCTCAGACGCGCGTCATCACTCCAAAGAACCTGTTTGATCCCGCCCCGCGCCCGCTCGGTGACGCATGAAGCTCGTCGAGATCCTAGCGCGCTGTGAAACCGCTTACGGAGAGATGGTGGCGATGCGCGCTCAACTCGAAAGCGACACCTCAGATGAAACCGCCTTTGCGCTCGGTCAGGCGCTCGGCGCGGTCTACCGAGCAAAAGGATTGGTCGAGCGCGACCTCAAGCTGCAGAAAGAGCAGGAGGAGGCCGATGCGTAACCTGCGCGCCCTCGACGCCTTTCGCATCCCCGACACGCCCACCGAGCACGCTGACAGCGAAGGCGCCTTCCTGATCCCCTACCCGCTCGCCGGAGAACAGCTGCGCTGCCTCGCCAGCAACCACGCGGGTTGGGATCACCTTTCGGTCAGCCTTCATGTCAGCAAGCGCACGCCAACCTGGGCTGAGATGGAGTATGCCAAGCGCACGTTCTTTCATCCCAACGAAGTGGCGATGCAGCTGCACGTCGCCGAGGACGAGCACATCTCGATCCACCCCTACGTGCTCCATTTGTGGAGGCCGCACGACGTTAAGATCCCGCTACCACCGAGGATGATGGTCTGATGGCTAAAGGCTTCACCTACAAAAGCTACTCGTTCGTCGACAAGGATCCGATCATCGACGAAATCCGCGGCGTCGTGCAGCTGAGCGGGTTCTCCTACAAGAAAATCGAAGAGGCCTCCGGCGTCACCTCGAAGACGCTGCACGACTGGTTCGACGGCGAGACGCGCAAGCCGCAGGCCGCTACGCTCAACGCAGTGGCGCGGGCGCTGGGCTACAAGCTCGGCTTCGTCCCTTACGAGGCGGCCTCTGTCGCTCAACCCACGCCGTCTATGGGCCACGTCGTTCGCATGGCGAAGATCCGGAGGGCGAAATGATCTGGAACATCATAACCATCATCTCGATGTGGGCCTGCGTCCTCAGCGCGCTCGCCTGCGCGATCGCGATCAACGGGGTCATTCGCGTGACGCGGCGATCCAACGTCGAAATGAAACTGGCGCTGGGCGCTCTCAACGACGCCTACAGAGAAAGCTGGGAGATCGTCCACGCTGACCTCGATCTCTTCAATCGCCGGATCACTGAACTGGAGAACCGCCTATGAACTGGTTCCCCATCCTGCTTGGCCTCATCGCCTTCGTTTGCATGTGCCTGCCGTGCCCTCCGGTCCGGGATTGGCTCGACGGCATGGACAAGGAACCGGGCGATGACTGTTAAATTCAAGATCGGGTTCACCATCGACGGCGAGACGCTGTTCGGCCTGATGTCGAAGTTCCTGCCGATCGACGATCTCAGCGTCGAGGAGATGGTCGAGCGTCAACCCCGGATCCCGATCGAGGCGATCGCGCACGCCGTCAAACACATCACCAAGCCCAAGCGAACCGCGAAGCGCGCCTCGCCAGGCCCCAATCTGGAGAAGGGCCTCAACGGGATCATCATGGCCGCCCTGTCTAGCGGGCCTCAAAGCGCGAAAGATCTGCTGCCCAAAGCTGTGGCCGCGGGCTTCTCACCTAACTCGGTCACTTCGCGGCTGGAGGAGCTGCGCAAGTTCGGGACGATCGAGCGCGTCGGCGATGGAACGTGGAGGAAAAAATGAGCACGCTTGACCCGGTCCAGATCGCGGGCCTCGATTTCGCCAGGGGCAAGCCCGGCGTCGGCTGGTTCATGGAGCAAGGGCTCGGCAAGACCCTGACCGCGCTGACTGAGTTCGAAGGCCTGACGATCGCCGAGGAGGCTGATCGGCTGATCGTGATCTGCCCCAACACGTTTAAGGAGGGCTGGGTCGACGAAATCGAGAAGCACGAATTCGACTTCGACGTCCATGTCTTCGAGTCGGCCAAGAAGAAACAGGCGGGGCAATTTATCAACAGCTTGCATGAGCGCCCGCCGGTGTTCATCCTGAACTACGAAGCCATCCGCAGGCCCAACGTGCTGCAGGCGATGGTGCTATGGGCCAAGCGCGGCAAGGCCTATTTGGTGATCGACGAGAGCATCCAGATCAAGAGCAACAAGTCCGAGCAGACCAAATGCGTCCACCGGCTCGCTCCGATCTGCCGCTGGGTGCGCTGCCTGACTGGGCGCCCGCAGACGCAAGGACCACAGGATCTGTGGGGGCAATTGCGCGCGCTCGGCCTGTTCCAAGATCGGAACTTCTACGCCTTCCGCGGCCTGTTCTGCATCATGGGCGGATGGCAGATGCGCGAGGTGGTGCAGGCCAAGAACACCGATCTCCTGGCCTCGATGATGACCCCTGTGGTGTTCCAGGCGAAAAAGAAAGACTGGTTGCGATCGTTGCCGCGCAAGGACTTCACCATTCGCGACTATGCGATGTCGAACGAGCAGGCGCGCCAATACGCCTCAATGGAGCATGAGTTCCTACTCGCCATCGAGGAAGGCTATGTCACAGTCGACGTGGCGATCGCGAAATATGAAAAGTTGGCCCAGATCCAAACTGGCTTCGTTTACGATGAACATGGTGACGCGCATCAGCTTGTGCTCCCCGATGAGAACCCGCGTCTCAACCTTCTGCGCCAGCTTCTGGAAGAGGAAACTGAGGGCAAGGTGTGTATCGTTTATCGCCACCGGCCAGTCCTCGATATGCTGGCCAACGCGCTGGGCGGCGGCGCTTGGATCAAAGGGGGGATGAAAGCGGACGAGGTCGAGGACCAAAAGCGGCGCTTCAACACCGACCCCTTCTGCCGCACCATCTTCCTGCAAGCGGAAGCCTCCAAATACGGCCACACCCTGCTCGGCGGCCCGGGACCGGATGATTTATGCCGGACGATGATCTTCTTTGAAAATAGTTACAGCGCCGACACCAGGGACCAGATAGAAGATCGGATCCACCGGCGCGGCCAGACGGGCGAATATGTGTCGTACATCGACCTCTCGGGTTCGGATCTCGACCGGCGGATTGTCAAAGCCCTGCAACGAAAAGACGCGCTCTATCGTTCAGTGTTCAAGAACCTCAAGGTCGCGGAGCCAGCATGAGCTATCGCGTCCCTAGCACGCGCTGCACCAACTGTGGCAAGGATATGGACGCCGCCGATCCGACCAGCGGTGGTCGAGGACCGAAACCCGGCGATGTCGCGATATGTTTCTACTGTCATCATCTTATGGTCTATGGCGACGAATTGATCTTGCGCGAACTCACTGATCAGGAGATCAAAGAGGTCGCCGGGGAACCAGAGATCATCCTGGCGATGAAAGCGCTCGGTGAATTTAAAGCAAAGGAGAAACGCTAATGGCACAAGGTTCGTGGGCGTACATTCAGTTTTTCGACCAACCGGGCGGCGGGCACCCCGACCATGAGCTTCCTGGGCGCCCTGGACGCCCCGGTCAGCTCCCTGGCTTCCCTGGCGCGCCTGGGCATCCCGGTCATTTGCCATCTCGCCCCGGCCGTCCTGGCCGGCCC